CATATCCCATGCCCTTTTTCCATATCCAGGAATTAGGGCTTTTTTATTTTATTATTTCGAAGGTAATCATGTATGACCCTAAAGAACTAGCTACTTTTTTTATTTTTACAGTATGACTTTCTCCCGTTTTCCAATTTAGAACTTCTGTAGAAATAAAATTGAGATGTTCGCCAGCCCAAACAGTATAACCAAGTTCTCCATCAGGTACAACGTTATCTACAGTAAAAGTTACAACTTTACCAATAGTATCTTGACTTGAATTTAAAGCAGATTCAAATTCAGCAGCCGTTTTAAAGTCAACAGTAGTTGATGAGCTACTTTGTGATGTTTTTGAACTTGATTTACTTGTATTTGAAGAACTTGCTGATGTTTCTTTTGCTGATGATTTAGTAGCATCGCTCTTGTTTGAACAGGCTGCAAGTGATAAAAGAGCAATAGTAGTAGCTCCTAGTAAAGCAATCTTTTTCATAAAATTTTTCTCCATGCCCTTTTATCGTGGTTAGCGCACGTAGTTTTTGTTTAAATGTTTTCTGGTGTGAACCAATCAACCACTTCACCAACGATGTTCCAATATTCCCCATCTTCAGGAGGAACTGGCAAGAAATGGTCACGATATTTTTCGTTAATTGAATGAAGAACAAGCTCATTTTCATCAATACTAACTTCTTTAACCCAAGAAGTTCCGTCGTAATCAACTACATATATTCCACCTTGAGGAGTATCATAGTTTTGTCTAATTAGAATAACATCACCGTCGTGTAAAGTTGGCTCCATTGAATCCCCATCAACAACTGTTGCAAAATCAAAACGAGGTAAATCATTTCTCAAAGTATAATAGATAGTTTTTTCATTTTCTCCATAATGGAATCCAAAACCAGCCGAAACTTTCTCTACAGTCTCAATAGGAATAAGTCTATCTTTTTCCGTTGTTTTATTAATATCTAATACATTGTTCTTTTGTTCATCAAGTTGATTACTTGCGAAATTTAAAACTTTTTCTTGACGCTTTGAATTAAGTAAATCAAAAACATCATTTAATTCTTTTTTCATAGGGTGTGTTTCGTTTTCTGAATCTCCTATCCCTAAAATATCAAGCGGGGAAATTCCAAGAGCTTTAGAAAGAGAAACAATTTTATCTCTACCCATATTTTCAATCATACCATTTTCCCATTTTCTAACGGTTGATTTACCAACACCTACAATTTCACCAACTTGCTCAAGAGTTAATTTCTTTTCTAGTCGTTTTTCTTTTAATATATTTTCCATTGTTCAAAAAATCCCCTTTTTTACATTATAACACTAAAGTGTCGTAAAGTGCACAAAAAAAGCAAGTAAAACATAAAAATATTTATTTTAATAAAAAAGTGTATTTTAGGACACAAAATGCTTGACATGGTATTTTTATAATGATATACTGAAAGTGTCTTAAGGGACACTAGAAGAAGAAAGGCGGTGAATAATGAAATCAAATCAATTTCTTGGACGTTTAAAATCAATGGGTAAAAATGTTGATTGGCTAGAAAGACAAATGATTAAGAATGGAGAACAAGTTTCTCGTTCCGCGATTTATAAAAAGCTTCGTGGAGATTCTGAGTTTACAGCTCAACAAATAAAAGTTATCAGCAAAGTAATGAATTTTACAAATGATGAAATGCTCGATATTTTTTTTGAAGAATTAGTGTCTTAAAAGACACGAGCGAAAGAAAGGAGTTCATAAATGAACGAATTACAAATTACAGAATTAAATGGTCAACGAGTTTTGACTACACAACAAATCGCCGATGGCTATGGAACCAAAACAAGAACGATTGTAGATAACTTTAATAATAACCGAAATAGATTTGAAGAAGGTAAACACTTCATTTTGCTAGAAGGTGAATATCTCAGAGTATTCAAACGCGAAAACGAAAATTTCGGTTTTGCCCAAAATATCAATAAACTTTACCTCTGGACAGAAAAAGGAGCTTTGCTTCATGCGAAATCTTTAGGAACTGATGAAGCTTGGGATATGTACGATATTTTAGTTGATACATATTTCAAAGTTCAAGAACAACAATTACCACAAACACCAGAACAACAAATCGCATTACTTGCTCAAGGTAACGTGAACTTGAATAAAAAAGTTGAGCAAATCGAAAACAAAGTTCTTGATTTGACTGACCGTTTCGGACTTCCATCAAATAAAGCTAAAGTTTTGCAAAAGAAAGTAGCAAGTAAAGTTTATATGTTTACTGGTGGTAAATATTCAAATGCTCATAAGAAATTAGGAGCTAAGGTATTTAGAGAGTTTTATAAAGATTTGAACAACCGCTTCGATGTTGTGAAATATAGCGATATTCCATTAAGCCGTTATGACGAAGCAACAGAATATCTTGATATGTGGCAACCGTCGTTCAATACAACGCTTGAAATTCGTGGATTGAACTCACAAACAAGTTTTGATTTTGAAGCTTAGAAAGGACAACTCATGTTTGAAGAAATGATTGAGAAATTAAGAACTAGTGTTCGTGCAACAGTTCTTGAAACTGTTCAAGATATTGTAGTTGAAAACTTTTCTGAATTACTTAGTTATTCTGATTTAAAAAAAATGCTTGGTAGCATTGATGATACAACTTTTGCTTTCTATTATGAATCAATGCTCGAACCTGCTAAATCAAAATGTGGTAAGGGAACGACTAGAAAAAGTTTTAAGTGGTCAAAAGAATTAGTAATAAAAATTATTAATGATCCCCGAAACTTACAGCTACAACGCAGAGGAAAATAATTAGCAAGGACTATTCATGTATCTGATCGTAGAACGTGATACAGGAGAAATATTGGCAGATGTCATCACTAAGAACGTGGGGGTCATGAATATCATAGCTAGTCGGCTGAACGCAAAAGCAGTCAAAATATAAGGAGCAAATATGCCAGAATATGACACTTTTTATACAACTGATGGGAAAGAAGTTTGCATCAACAATGTAAATAAAACTTGGACAGTATATCGTCCAGAATTTACTTTCCCGCGGGTGTTCTACAAATTTGAAGAGTACCTTCGCTACATGACAAAATAAAAAGCTCCTAGCTGCTGCTAGGAGGAGAGGATAAAAACATGGAAAAATATTCAACATCTGATTTATCGGAAGAGTTGTCGGGAAGAGAAGGGGTAACTTATCTAGAAGCGGCTCCTTATGAAAAAATAAAAATCACTGTAGGTACCAAAGAAATAGAGATGCTTGGCCCTGCAGTAATTATAGTGAATCAAGACTAAAGTCGTCTGAATGGTAAATGCTTAATATACTGAGCGTGATATGTACCTGGAGATCCAGCATTTATCAAACCTTGAAATAATGAAATTGATGTGCTTGGATACGCATATCTTGAACCATTTTTGAACTCAATATATATTGTCGCATTTGAAACGTCATAAGCTGCAGCACGCAGATTAGATGATGATAAATAAATCCAATTCATTTATCTCTCCTTTCTTTAATATTTTGAATAAAACCAGCTTGCCGCGGTACTTCATTCATATAAATATTATATCAAAATAGGTTAGCGCTCTCAACTAAATGTAGTATATAAAAACGAAAGGACACAATATATAGTATGTGGAATAAAATTGAAAAATTGTTAAAAGATAAAAATATGACAACTTATCGTTTAGCTCAAATATCGGGAATAAATAAAGCTACTTTAGCTCATATCAAGAGCGGAAAAGTAAAAAAGCCATTATTTGAAACGGTATGCAAGATAGCAGATGCTCTGGAAGTTGATATCAATGAGTTCAGAGAAAAATAAAAAAGCTCATCGTTAGATGAGCTAAGTAAAAAAGATAAGGGAGTTTTGTTTATGTATCCATTGTACTATCAATTCATGGCTAAACAAAATGATTTGAGGGCGAAAAACAAAAAAGCCCCTAGTAGTAACTAGGAGCGGGTAGAAATATCAACGCAAGAATTTCTACTCTTAGTATAACAAAAATTCGGAGGAATTAAAAATGAGTTTATACGATTTAACCGCAGATTGGCAACAAGTCTATGATATGGAGGACTTGGATGTCGAAACGTGGGCAGATACTTTAGAAAGTATCGAAGGAGAAATTAAAGACAAAGCTGTAAATATTGGCTATGTTGTAAAAAACCTTGAAGCCGATGAAGTAGCAATAGATGCTGAAATCAAACGACTTCAAGCCAAGAAAAAAGTGGTAGTTAAAAAGAAACAAGGTCTAAAAGACTATTTACAAAATAACATGATCGCAGTAGGAATAGAAAAAATAAAAAGCGCAGTATTCAATATTCGTATCCAAAAGAATCCTCAGTCACTTAAATTTGAAAATGAAGAGCAATTCATGAAAAACGAATTCTATGATAACTACTTTATTCCTCAACCACCTAAGCTGGATAAGAAACAAATTCTTGAGGATTTGAAAAACGGTGCAGTTATTGAAGGTGTTGAGTTGCAACAATCAGAAAGTTTGAGGTTTTAGATATGAAGACCAGTGAAACAGTTTCTGAATTATTTAAAGCATTGAATAAATTTAGAACTCAATTAAAACAGCCGTTAAAAGATGCAAACAATCCATTTTTTAAATCAAAATATGTCCCATTAGAAAATGTTGTCAGTGTCATTGATGAAGCAATAGCTGAAACAGGACTCAGTTACACGCAGGAGACACTTTATAACGATAACGGTCTCATTGTACTCGAGACAATTATTATGCACGAGAGCGGAGAATATATAGCTTTAGGTGGAGCGGTGGTTAAGCCAGTGAAAAATGATCCCCAGGGAGTTGGTTCAGCCATAACTTATGCCCGTAGATATTCCTTAAGCACAGCATTTGGAATAGCAAGTGATCAGGATGATGATGGCAATCAAGCCAGTTCTGGTTCTAAACCACCAGCAAATGCTAAAAAACAGCCTCAATCCAAACCAAAATTAGATCCAGCATTAGTACAAAAAATTAAAGATACTCAAAGCAAAACAGCACTACAACAACTTTGGATGGAGATACCAGAAAAAGCAAGAAATTCTTATACGTCAGTAGTCAATGAAAGAATTGCAGAATTAGATAAAGGAAATAAAAAATGAGCATTATAACTACAGTTGTCAAATTAAATGAAAAAAATATGCGTACGGTAAATACTCAAAAGGGAGAGAAGCAAGTCGTTAGCGCTCCGATTATTAAAGATAGCACAGGTAAGTGGGTTTACGCTTCAGCATTTGTGAATTTCCAAGTGAAACACGGAGATATTCTTACAATCAGCGGGCGTATTGAGCAAAAAGAAGATGGTCAGTATTTGAATAATAACTTTGTTTTCCCAACAATTGAGCGATTATATCAACCACAACAGGTTACACAATCAAATAGCTATCCAGCGAATGAAGTTCCAAATTTTGGTGAAGAACCAATGGAAATCAGTGACGATCAACTCCCATTCTAAATAACAGACACTAGGCTTTGTGCAGGAAGGACATGTAAGTCGGGCGCTATGTACTCAGGGAGACCCAGCGCTAACCTATTGTTTATGGAGAATTAATATGAATAAAAAATTAAGACATCAAGATAGAGTATTAAATTATATAAAGGAATTTGGATCAATTACAAGTGCAGAATGTTTTACGGAGCTTGGAATTATTGATTTGCCAAAGAAAATTTGTTTGTT